TTACCAACGTATTCATCTAATGTTTTAGAACGGTATTTTTCTACAAATAAACTATTTTCTTTCATATAACCAAATATAATAAAAAATGGCCCGAAGGCCAAATTTTAATATAATATGTTTTTAAAGACTACTTAGATTTTATCAAAGTATTTATCCATATACTCAACGTCATTACCTTCTCTTTTTCCTGAGGCTACTATAAATCTATCACCATCAATATATCCTACAGTTCCTTCAGGCACATAAAGTTCAGTTCCATCATATCCAGTAGGATCATCATACCCACTAGCGTTAGGAACTGTTCTACCTTTAGGTCCAGGGTAATCACTATATTCTTCAATAAAATACCAATCTACATTAGATCTATGAGTTGGTTTAACTCCATTCTCAGATAATATTTTAGCTATTTCCTCTTTAATAAGTTGCTTTAGTTCAGATTTTTTCATTATAATATTTTATTATAAATATCAATAGTCACCGTACATGTTAAACTTCTTTGGTGGTATTGGTTTTATCTCCGCTACTGTTGATACAATAGCATATAATTCACCTTTTATAGGTGATAATCTAAAATCACATGGTTGTCCAACTTCTTGAAAATAACCTTCTAAAGTATCTGTTAATGAAGAATATACATGATTAGGATCACTTAGCAACACCCACTGATCTCCTGGTGGGCGTCGCTTAGCGATTAGTACTAATTCTTCTTTGACTTCAGTAGCCATTAGAACATTCCTCCCATTCCACCCATCATATCATCCTGTTTTTTATCTTCAGGTTTATCTACGACAGTGCATTCTGTTAATAGAATTGTTCCAGCTACTGATGCTGCATTCTCAATCGCAGTTCTCGTAACCTTTGTGGGATCAATAATACCTGCTTCCTTCATGTTAACAAATTTTTCAGTTATTAAATTATATCCTTTCCAATTGTCACTACCACCTAACTTATTAATCAAATAATAAGCTTCTTGTTCTGTAGAACCAGCGTTAGTAAGAATTTTCATAAATGGAGCACCACATGCTTGATAAACAATTTGTCCACCTACTGATTTGTGGTTCTTAATAGCTTCACGAGCGTATAATAAAGCAGCACCACCTCCAGGAACAATACCCTCTTCAATAGCGGCTTTAGTTGCTTGAAGTGCATCATCAACTCGGTCTTTCTTTTCTTTGACCTCAGTTTCAGTATTTCCACCTACATGAACAATAGCTACTCCTCCGACAAATTTCGCGAGTCTTTCTTGTAGTTTTTCTTGTTCGAAAGGTGTTTTTGCTTTTTCGATTTGGAGCTGTAACTCTTCAATACGTGCTTGTATTCGTTCAGATTCTCCTCGTCCGTCGACAATTGTTGTTTCATCTTTTGTTATTGTAACTAATCGGGCTTGACCAAACCATTTTGCATCAAAACGATCTAATTTCATACCCTTATCAGTACTAAATACCTCACCTCCTGTTAAGATAGCAATATCATCTAAAATAAGTTTTCTACGATCACCAAAATCAGGAGCTTTAACAGCTGCTACTTTAAGTGTACCTCTCATTTTATTCACAATTAATGTTGCTAATGCTTCACCATCAATATCTTCAGCGATGATAAGTAATGATTTACCTTGACTACCTACATTTTCTAGAATTGGTAACAATTCTTTAACAGATGAAAAACGCTTATCAGCAATTAACACATAAGCATTCTCAAGTGTACAACTCATTGTGTTGTTGTCTGTAACAAAGTAATGTGATTTGTAACCACGATCAAATTGCATACCCTCAACTGTTTCAAGATATGTTTCACCTGATTTTGATTCCTCAATGTATACTACTCCTTCACGACCTACTTTATTCATTGCTGTAGCAATTAACTCTCCTACTTCAGGATCGTTGTTACCTGAGATAGTAGCTACTTGTTTTAATTGATCCTCAGCGCTAATGTCTTGTGAGATATTCTTACGTAATTCCCCAATAACATCTTTAACTGCGGCATCAATATCACGTTTGATAGATACTGCGTTAACCCCGTTATTTAAGTGGGTTAAGCCGGCTTTAACCATTTCTTGAGCCAATAATGTAGATGTGGTTGTACCATCACCTGCTCCTTCAGCTGTTTTAATAGCTGCTTGTTTTACAAGTTGTACACCTAATTCTTCAATTGGATCTTCAAGTGAAATGTTTTTAGCTACTGTTACACCATCTTTTGTTGATTGTGGGTAACCACCTTGATTTGCTATAACCACATTACGACCATTTGGACCTAATGTAGATGTAACTGCGTTTGCTAGTTTATCAATACCAGTTACAAGTTTTTTCCTTGCTTCAGGACCGAATTCAATAATTTTACTCATTTTTCTGTTTTAAATTTATTTACTAATAATTTAGTTGTTCCAAATAATACTAAAGCTATTAAACTTAAGTTCAATAGGTTTGGATGCCAATGTTCTCCACAAACACCTAATGCGTGATAAATAAAATCTTTCATATTATTGTTCTGTTGTTTTAATAATGGCAAGTACTTGGTTCTCAGGGCATACCCAATACTCTTGACCTTCCAATTCAATTTTGTTAGGACCCATACTTGGTAACATAACCTCCATTCCTACTTCTAATACTGTAGGGATAAATGCTCCTGAGTATGATGATTGACCTGGGCCTACAGATACAATAGTACCAATAAGCGCTTTTTCTTTACCCATATCGGGCACAATGATGGAACCAAACATTCCTTCTTCTTCTTCACGAGGTTTAACTATAACTGCGTTAAACGTTGCTTGTAACTGTTTCATATATTTACCATTTGATTAATTTCGTCTCTTACTTGCTCCCATGCTCCAATGTATTCTTTAATTGAATTAAATACTGGGCGTTTTTCTATTTTTAATTTAGCGATAGAATTTAAGGCTGAGCCTATACTAGAATGGAATGAGAGTGTTTTAATTGCTTCTTTAGATCGAGTTTTACGACCTCTTCCTTTATTATTTGTTCCTGGGTATACAGTTTCATAAACTGTGTAACTGTTAGCGTCCTTACCAATGAAATACGGTTCAATAGCAGGATCTTTGATCATCGTGATAGATGATGGTAATTGATTTTCACTCATAACTTTTATTTTAATATAACAAAAATTTTTAATATAACCAAATTATTTGCAATAAATATACAAATTTATTGTTCTTTTGCCACAATATAGTAAATACTTTGTAGCTCTTTGTGATCAAACATGAGTTTCATCAAACCATTAGACTTAATGTATAATTTACCTGACTCTGTGTCTTTGTTAGCAACTAATATAGCTTTCAATAAATCCGAACTATATATTAACTCAAATGTGCTTTCTTCATTAATTGTTGGGTTTTGAATGTTATAAGTTACTTTATTAGCATATTCAACATCACCTCCAAAAGTGAACTCTAAGCCTAGTAAACGCGGTTTAATAACAACATTTTCAACATTAGGTAAAGCGTTTTTAGCTTTAATAAGTGCTGTTACTGCTTCATCATCAAGTACTACTTCCATATCATACTCTTCAGGACCATTATATGCTCCAGGTTTAGGTACAGTTAATAAATCAGCTAAAGCATAATTTAGATTAAACTGATTATCCGCTACTAATAATTTAGTTATTATTTTACCTTCTTTAGCATAATTAAGTTCCAAATCACCACTAGTAATAGATAATAATTTATCTAATTGTGAAGTGTTATTAATACCTATTTCAGATTCAGGTAATGGAAAACCAGTATAAACAACTTTACCTATCATTTCTCTAGTTGGAGACATGAAATTAATAGTTAATTGTTTATTTTTGTCTATTTCCCATTTAACGTTTTCTACTAAACCGTTTAGATGGTATTTTTCAATAATTGATTGTAAAGCGAATTTTGATATCATATGATATAATATAATAAAGATTTTTTAGAAAGCAAAGAATTTTGTAACATTTGAATTTAGAGGTGGAAAATCCCATTTTAAATCCTTATAAAGTTCCTTTAATTTATTTAATAATAATGACTCAAAAATCTCGTCTATGTCAATATATGTCTTAACAAATTTTTCTATCTCGTCAGGAACCTTAGCGTTTGGTAAACCAACTGTTTCTAATTTATATGGATTTTCTTTTAGGTTAATAATAAAAATTTTATCACCTTCAATAATAGATTCATACTGTTTATCTAAACGCTTAAACTTTAATAAATCATTATACCTAACAGCTGCCTTAGTATTTGATGGTGCTTTAAGTTTAAATGAACTAAACATCTCACCTGCACGAGCTGGTATTAGGTATGATGATATTTGTTTTACTCCAGTAGGTTTACCCAATTCTCTAGGTTCTATTGTCTTGAGTGACTTATAGAAATTAATAATTGAACTGTCTAATTCAGATTTAGGCTTACCAAATAAAATATCTTTAATAAACTGCTCACCAAATGATTTGAATCGTTTATTCATATTAGATTTCATCAACTCTAATCCTTTCATATCCAGTTCTTCAACAGCAACACCTTCCTTATTGGTGACATACTTTGCATATCTTCTCTTACCTGTAACTAAGATACCTGTAGCTATTACTTCTTGTTTTAGTTGGAAATAATGGTTTTTAGGATTAATGTTAAATAAATCCTTACACATTGTATTCAAGTTAGCATTTGCTTCATCTTGAATTTGGTTTGCTAATTTTAATATGATTTCATTTTTATTGGCATCGTTGATTTCAATACCTTGAGATCTCATATGCTCAATAATAGGTTGTAATCCAATATATAAACTATCTGTATCTGATATGATTATGTTTTCTTTATTCTCCATAACTCCATTTGTATCCATTTGTTTGTGAAAATATTCCTCTACATACTTTTGAAATTGTAGAGGCATTACTTCCTGTTTTTTCGGCTGCTTCTAAGGTGCTGGGGTATTTTGCTATAAAATTTCCTTGTAAGTCATATTGTATTACAACTTTTGCTTTTTTAGATAGTCTCCCTTTAAGTTTTTGGCTTATTTTTTTACCCGTTCCTTCAGGTTTTGGCACACCTAATCTAACTTCTCTCATCATATCTCCAAATCCTTCTGGTTTAGATTTACCTTTAAGGGCGTCACTTTTTCGTTTTCTTGTTTGATCGGATTGTTTTTTACCTAGCATGGGTTTTTTATCTTTTCTCCAAAGTTTATATTTTTCTATAGATTCTTTACTTTTAAACATAGGACCTCCTCCACCATCATTCTGATTTTCTAAACTAAATCCCCAACTTTTAAATAAATAAATGTACATTGTTTCAATTAGTTTTTTATCTTCTTCTAAACATTCATCTATTTCAACCATTTCAACTTCATTTCCTTTTTCACGTCTATGCCCATTTAAACGATTTTTTAGATGTTTAGTATATCCAATATAAAATGGAACACCATCTCCTTTATGTAAATAATATATTTTAATCATAATGTTTATATAATATAAATATTACGAATGCGGGGCAAGGTTAAACTTTTTTATTAACTCTTCTTTATTTAAATGTAAATATTCATTATTGATCTTATCATTTACAAATACAATTGTATTTTTTGTTAAGGCCTGTCCGCTATTTGTAATAGCAGCACTACAAATCAAATGCCCATCAGTATATCTCCATCCTGACTTAGCATAAGTACCATACATAGCGTTTTGTAAGATCTTAAATGCATGTTGGAACAAATCATATAATTTGTAATTAGCCCAATCTTCAGATTTACCTGCTGTTTTCTTTAAACCTCTATAATGTTCTCGTTTTTCAAACCAACCCTGTAAAATCCTAGAACAAATACTTTGTTCATCAGTTTTAAATAAAGCGCCTGATGCTGATATTGTTAAATTACTTTCTTCAACAATGCTTATTAGTTGTTTAATAGTAATTTTAGTAGTTGATGTAGTATAATTTTTCTTATTTAGTTTTTCAACAACAATTACTTCTTCAGGATCACGTTCTCTAAGTTTTTCTAAACTATGGTTTTGTTCATAAGTTGGTCTATGATCAACTTTAATTCTACCAACTAATGTTTTAATACCTAAATTAAGTGATTTAATAATAGAAGGATACAGTGATGTAAAGTCTAAGTCAATAACATCAAAATATAAGCCAGGTATAGGTTCTAACAAATAACCACCAGCGTAAGTATCACTAAATGATTTTAAAGCTGGGTTATGAGTTGTTGGTTTATTAGGTGAAACTATGCCTTCACGTTTTAAATGCTTTAAAATAGCTCCCTCATTCATAACTGTGTTCCAGTAAATTGACTCATATGGAATATTACAAATATGAGAGATCATAATTGTTAAGTCAATGAATTTTAATTTACCTTCTAACGCTTCAATGATTTCAACATCTCGTAAGTTATAGTCAATAAAAGAATTAATATCATTTTTAAATAATGTATTTAAATTACCTTCATATTCAATCTTACCTAAACCAACATACTTAGTCCCAATGTCACCTAATTTATATGATGGTTCTTCTTTCATAATGTACTTCTTATGAAGTAACATATAGTCTAGACAATTAACACCTCCAATGGTAATTTGTGATTCACCATTAAATTCACGTTGTGATACTTTTCTAATTGGAGATAAACGTGATGTTTGTTCTTCACCCACAACTTGTACTAAACGATGATAAAGGTAAGGCATATCAAAATAATCTGAGTTATAACCAACTAGTATTGTTGGGTCTAATTCTTCAAATTTAGATAAAAACTTACCTATTAATTCACGCT